TATAGGAGAGTATAATGAAAAAGTATGAAGATTTAAAAAGAACTCAAGAGTGGTGTTTGAAAAATTCCAAATATAAGTCAGACAGCAATGCTTATGAGCTAATGGATAGATTAGAAGTTCACAGTGACATGAAGACTAGGGCGCACACTTTTTCATGCGGTACTGAGGGTGAAGTTGTTGATGAAATAACAATAAAAATAAAAATTCCAAGATTGGATATTCAACCTCATCAAGATTTTGAGGCTTCAGTTATTGATGAATTTGTTTCAGGATTTATGACTGGCGAAGTTGCAAGGTATTTAGAAAACGCAGAATATTAATAGGAGAAATATATGAAGAGTTATTATGTTTTTGGACAAGTACTAGAAGCCTTGAAAAGTGGGAAAACTGACGAGAATAAATTTGCAAGAAAGGGTTGGAATGGTAAAAATATGTTTATTGCTATCCAGAAGCCAGATGAACATTCTAAAATGCAAAATGACTATATCTACATGAAAACTGCCGACGGATCTTTGATACCTTGGTTAGCAAGCCAGTCAGACTTATTATCTGATGATTGGGAAAAAATTAATTAATTTTTATAGGAGAGAATATAATGGCACGGAAAAAGAAAGTAGCACCAACGAAGGAAAGGGTTTCTAATAGTAACCTTGATTTCATTCATAATGGTTTAAGCGAGGCACTACTGGGAAGTCCAGAGGCGAATGGAAGTCAGCTAAGTCAGGTCGATACACTATTCCAAAACAATAGATGGTATCTGATTTCTAACATGAGACAAATACTCTCAGAGATATATGTTGAACATGGTTTAATTAAAACTGTCATAGATATTCCAGTAGACGATGCACTGAGAGATCCAATTATCATTCAAACATCACAACTTGAACCTGAACAGATTGAAGATCTTCAGTCAAAAATTGAAGAACAAGACGATATAAATACTGCAGGACAAGCGATGAAATGGAATCGTTTATTTGGTGGAGCAGGTATCATTGTAATTAATGAAGATGATTATGAAGTTCCATTAAGTATTGACTCTATCAAAGAAGAGGACAGGGTTTCTTTCCGTGCAGTAGATATGTGGGAGTTGTTCTCTGACAAACAATACACAGGGGATCAAGCGGCCAATATGGCCGAGTTAAATCAGAACGTAGAATTTTATAACTACTATGGACATAAGCTACACCACTCAAGAGTTCTACTGCTTAAGGGCCTTGAAGCTCCAAGTTTTATACGTCCGAGGTTACGTGGGTGGGGATTTTCAGTAGTAGAGACTTTAATTAGATCAATCAACCAATACTTAAAAGCAACAGACTTAACTTTTGAGGTACTGGATGAATTTAAGATAGATATTTATAAGATCAAGGGATTAACTAGTACACTGATGAATCCTAAAGGTGCAGCGAAAGTTCAAGAACGTGTTGCCCTGGCCAACAGACAAAAGAATTATCAAAACGCTATCACGATGGATGCAGAGGACGACTACGCACAAAAACAATTATCGTTCGCAGGTATCTCCGAAACAATGGAAGGGATTAGAAAACAAGTGGCCTCAGATCTTAGGATGCCAATGAGTAAAATATTCGGTATCAGTTCTGCAGGATTTAGTTCAGGTGAAGATGATATTGAGAATTATAACTCTATGGTTCAGGGTGAAGTAAGAGCTAAAGTAAAATTTCATATCCTAAAGATGATTAAGATACGATGCCAACAAATGTTCGGGTTCATACCTGATGATTTAAGAATTGAATTTGAATCGCTAAGAATGTTATCAAGTGAGCAGGAAGAAAATGTTAAGTCTCAAAAATTTGCTAGACTTCTTCAGGCCAAGCAAGCAGGTGAGTTGACGAGTGAAGAATTTAGGGACGCTTGTAATAAAGATCAATTACTCTCTATCGATTTAGAAAATGACAAAGGTATATTAGAAGAACTTAAAGAGCAGAAGAAAGATGCAATAGATAAGCCTGTAACTAAACCTGCTGCCGTACCTGCATCTAAGACAGCACCACCAGTAGCAAAAGGATAACGAAATGGACGTATGGACAATTGGAAAAACAATCAAAGATGCAGAGAAAGTTATTATTGAGAGAGCTTTAAAGTTTTATCATTATAATAAAACTGCAACAGCAAAATCTCTAGGGATTTCAGTTCGTGGTATGGATAACAAGATCAAAGCTTTTGAAATAGAGGTTATTAGATATGGCTCAAAAAATACTAAGTCCGATAACAGAGAATAATGATGCGGCCGATTTAATAGAGGCAAAAATTGCTAAGTTATTCAAGGACGAAATATACCTGCCTCTTCTCAGGGAGCTTACTTTCAGTGATGATGTTATTCAAAACTCACGCAGTAAGTTAAAGCAAGCTTTGAAAAGTGGACGTATTACATTCTATCGTGGACAATTTAAAGGTAGATTCAATTCCTTTCTTAGTAAAGAATTGAAAAAGCTAGGGGCCACGTGGAATCGTAAACATGGAAGTTGGGATTTGCAGGCCTCTAGTCTACCTTCTGAAATTAGGGAGGAAATCAGTAAAGCTAGTATAGCACTAGAGAAGAAAACCTCAAAGGCATCAAAGTACTTGGCAAAACTTTCCCCCAAGAAAATCGCAGACAAATTAAATATAGAGAAAATAGTTCGTACAGAGGTATCTAATATAGATATTCAAGTCAGTAATCAGCTAGGCGATGTGACAGTATATGTAGAATTAACTCCAGAACAAAAACAAAGAATAGTAGAAAATTATACCGAGAACATGAAACTCTATATTCAAGAGTGGACAGAGAAAGAGATTGTAAAACTAAGAGAAGAAGTTGAGGTAAATGTAAAAACTGGCATAAGGTCAGAACATCTTGCCGAACAAATAAGCAAAAGATACGGGGTGAGTAAATCTAAGGCCAAGTTCCTGGCCCGTCAAGAGACTAGATTATTAACTACGGAGCTTCAGAAAGAAAGATATTTAGACGCAGGTGTTAATAAATATATATGGAAAAATGTTATAGGATCTCCCAATCATCCAGTGAGGCCTTTCCACAAAAATTTAAACGGTAGCTTGCAATCATGGGACAATCCACCTATCATTAATGATAAAGGTGATAGGAAAAACCCAGGCCAAGATTATAATTGCAGGTGTAAAGCTTATCCCGTATTGGAATTTTAAATTATGAAAATAAAAAACGCAACTTCATTACCAGACAGATTTTATGGCCTTCACATGGCCGAGGGCTGTGCTGAATATCTTAGAGATGATGGTTCGATGAAAATATTCATTGGCGAAAAAGCTCTTAAGAATATGGACGCAACTTTTCAAAGTCGCCCTGTATTCGTAGGTCATGTTGACGATGTTGATGTTAACACTCTCGAAGATACTGCAGACGGATATGTAGTAAAATCATTTTATAATCCTGCAGATGGAAAACATTGGTCAGAGTTTATGGTTATCACTGATAAGGGAAAAGAAGCTATTCGTAGTGGATGGACTTTATCTAATGCTTATCATATCAAGAAGTCAGGTGCAGGAGGACGTTGGCACGGGATGGATTACGAGCAGGAAATTATCGAAGGCGAGTATGAACATTTAGCTATCGTTAATGATCCTAGATACGAAGAGTCAATTATTTTGACACCAGAACAATTTAAAGAATATAATGCAAAGAAACAAGAAGACTTGATTAAATTATCAAATTCTAATAATAAACCAAAAACAAAGAGGGTAGGTATGTTCAAATTTTTTAAGAAAGAGAAAGTAGAAAATTCAAGCGATATTGAAGGAATGAGTGTAATTCTTCCAAAATCAAAAAGAGAAGTTACGTTAGAAGTACTGGTTAACGAAATGGACGAAAAAGAAATGAATAAGTATTGCAACGAAGAAGACATGATCGAATTAGAAAACGGTGATTCAATTTCTGTTGCTGATATGAAAAACAAATATAAGAACATGATAGAAGATGAAGAGAAAAGAAAAAACGAAGAAGACGAAAAGAAAGAAAACGAAGACGAAGATAAAAAAGAAAATGAAGAAGACGAAGATAAAAAAGAAAACGAAGGTGATGACGACATCGAGAAAAAAGAAAACGAAGAAGAAGATGACCTTGAAAATGAAGAAGATGACCTTGAAAATGAAGACGAAGATGAAGACAAGAAAAAGAATAGTTTTGACAAGTTAAAAAATGCTCACTTGAACGACAAAAATTCAGTTCAGGTTATTGAGACAAGTGAAGACAAAGTAGCTAGAGGCAATAGCCGTTACGGTAGTAATTAATAATAACAAAGAATTAAGGAGGCCGAAATGGCACAATCGCAAAATCAATTTAGTCAATCAGTAGAAAAAGGTATCGTTGACCTACGTTTTTCAGGGATCACAATTCCTTGTCAAGTAGCATCCGATGAAGCAGCAGCATTAGTTCCAGGCCAATTAGTTAAGATGGTAGACGTTGCAGGTTCAGTTCCTAGAGTAACTGCACTAGCGGCAGATACAGAAATCATTTTTGGTGCAGTAGCTTACAACATTAAGGACGTTAATTTTCCTTTAGATAAGTATCTTGAAATTGTTTCTGTTGGTTCTGTAATTTATATGGAAGCAAGTGCAGCAATCGCAAGAGGTGGATTAGTTATGCCAGTAATCGCAGGTCAAAAAGTAGCAACTGCAACTTCAGGTAAATCAATTCTAGGTTTAGCTTTAGATAAAGCAGCGGCCGACGGAGATATTATAAGAGTATTAATCGGATTTAACCAAGCTGCAGTAGCATAATTAAAAAACCTTAAGGAGAATATAATGAAAAAAGTAATTTTAAATTCACAAGGCCAACCGATTACACTAAGTAACCGTGAAGCTAAGATAGCAAACAACCTAGAAAAATCAGTAAACGCATTAGGGTATCAAGTAGATATTACTTCTCTTACTACAATTATGAAAAAAGTTTCAGAGCAAAAGTTTTTTGAAATTGCTCCTGCAGACTATCTCCCAGTAAGAGTTGGTGAAGGTGCATGGAGTACTCAGCTTACTACTTATAGAAGCTTCTCACTAGCTGATAGCTTTGAGACTGGTATGCTTAATACTGGTGCTAACAATTCTTCACTAGCTGTTGGAGATGCAGGTGTTGATTCTGTTGACATTGCTGTTAACAACTGGGCAAAGCAAATTGGATGGACTTTATTTGATCTTGAACATGCTTCAAAATCAGGTAACTGGGATCTAGTTACTGCTAAAGAAAAATCAAGAAAGAAAAACTGGGATCTTGGTATTCAAAAAATCGCATTTATTGGGATGGAAGGAAATGCTTCAGTTAAAGGTTTATTAAACCAAGCAGGGATCACTTCTAACACAGCTTTAATTACTAAGGCAATTTCTTCAATGACTGGTACAGAGCTTAAGGCTTTTACTGCAGGTGTTCTTGAAGCATATAGAGCTAACTGTAATAGAACGGCAATGCCTACTCACTTTGTAATCCCTGAATCGGATTACTTAGGACTAGCATCACCTTCAAACGCTGACTTCCATATCAAGTCAACTTTAGAAGTTCTTCAAGATACTTTTAGAGTAATGACTGGTAATCCAAGCTTCCAAATTAAGCCATGTGCTTATGCTGAAAGCTCGATAAGTGGTTTAGGTGTTCAGAGATATGCACTTTATAACTCTGAAGAAGAAAGCTTAAGAATGGATATTCCAGTGGATTATACAAATACACTTGCTAACTCTATTGATAACTTTTCTTTCCAAAACGTAGGTTACGGTCAGTTCACTGGAGCATTAGCTTACAGACCACAAGAACTTCTTTATTTTGATTTCTAATTAGTTTTAGAGTCTAATAAAATAAGCCCTGAGTTTAAAAGCTCGGGGCCTTTTCTAAAATAAGGAGTTACACATGGCTTTTGTCAGTCCGAGTATTGATGATTTTAAGACATATTTTATTCGTGACTTTCCTTTCGGGTATGACATATCA